AAGAGATGCCAAAATCTTTGGCAGAAATTTACAGCGCCGTCTCTAAATTAATTGCCGAACAAGCAGCGCCAGCGCCAGCAGTAGATCCAAATGCACCTCCTGCACCTCCACCAGCACCAGCACCAGCGGTAGACCCAAATGCATCTCCTGCGCCAATGGCAATGCCACCAGCTGCACCAGCTGCACCAGCACCAGTCCCTGCTGCACAGCCAGCACCAATTGCCCCTGCTCCAAACGCAGCAGCGCCAGTGGTAGACCCAAATGCACCTCCTGCGCCTATTCAAGAATACAAAAATTATAAACAAAAATTTGAAAAACTTGAAGAAGCGGTAACAGGTCTTCGCAAAACAAATAAAACAAATAAAAATTTTATTAAAGAATCTTGTGAAAAAGAAATTTATTCTCTTTACACAACTTTAATTAATCTCAAGGAAAATAATGCAATTTCCCCTAGACTCTTTTCTTTTAATGAAGAACGCTTGGAATTGCTACATGAAAATCTGAATTTAATATATAGTTATACCAAAATTCCACTACTAAAAGGTAATAATATGCAAACAAAAAGAAAAGACTCATTAAAAGAATTCGCCAAATCACTCTTCGAAGGCGCAGAGGGATTTGAAAAAGCAGTTGGTCATGTAGATCCAGCTGGTGATGCAGAAGGTGGCGATGCAGAACATGCCCACAAAGCTTCTGGCAATCCTCATCATGTAAAAGCCGAAGCTGAAAAAGCTAAATTCCCAACCAAGCAAAAAAATGAATGGCCAGGGAAACCATCAGCAGAATCTCTTCTGGAACAGCTAGAAGAAGAAATTGCTGAATTCATGAGCGAAGGCGATGATGCTGATGAAATGGAAGAGGAAGTCGTGCTTGAACTAGATGAAAAAGAAGTAGTGGCAGAAGCCGCTCGTTCTCGCAAACGTCTACGTGCACTACGTGAACAAGCCGAAGCCGAAGCCGAAGCAGAAGATGATAGCTTAACTCTAGATATCGATCTTGATGGCGCAGGCGCAGAAGATATTAATGTTAATGTTAATGTTAATGGCGAACCTGTCACTGGCGACGAAGATGAAGATATGGAGGGCGTGGAAGATATGGAAGACGGCGAAGAAGAAGAAGCCGATGAAGATATGGAAGATATGGAAGACGGCGAAGAAGAAGCCGCAGCCCTACAAGAAGTACGTAAGCTAGTTCGCAAAGAACTTCGCCTATTGGAATCTAAAGATTCAGAAGAAGATTCAGAAGAAGAAGAAGATAAAAAAGAATCAGTCAACGAAAACAAAGCTCTTCGTGGACAGCTTCAAGAAACCCAACTTCTTACCGCACGTTCGCTCTATTTAAACAAAATTTTTGTGAGAGACGATTTATCTGGGACACAAAAGCGCAAAATCGTTGAGTATCTAGATAGTGCTCGCACTATTTCCGAAGCTAAAGAAGTTTACAATCGCATCGTCAAAGTCCTAAATACAGCTAAAAAATCAGGGATGATGAACGAATCTGTAGATGGTCGCCGCAACCTTAATGAAGGTCGCAACGAACCCGGCTTCGACACTACTCGCTGGCAAATTCTTGCTGGCGTGAAGAAATCTTGAAATCAGCATATATTTAGAATTGACACTATTAAGTGAATTTAAAAGGATATTAAGGAGAAAATAAAATGTTATCAAAAACCCTAACACTCTCACAGCTCGCAGAAGGTATTCAACGTACCAGCGCAACAGCAGGCAATGATCGCATCGTCGGCAAATGGAACAAAACCGGTCTACTAGAAGGTCTTTCAAACCTTGGTAAAGAAAAGATGGCACGCCTTCTTGAAAACCAAGCTTGCGAAGTTCTTCGTGGCGGTTCCTCAATGCTTAACGAAAGCCTTTCTCTCTCCCAAGGTGGAGCAGGTATGGCTTCTAGCGGCCAAGTCGCTGGTTTTACCAACGTAGCATTCCCAATCGTCCGTAGAGTATTCGCTGGCCTAGTTGCCAACGAAGTAGTCTCCGTACAACCAATGAGCCTTCCATCAGGTCTGCTCTTTTATCTTGATTACACCTACGGTTCATACGTTGGTGGTGCAGCCGGTGAAACAGTCGCTGGTTCAGGCGCATCAACATCAGGTGGCCCAACAACTGTAAACCCTGGCGCATCAACCTATGGTCGTGGCAACTCACTATACACCAACCCATCCGGTTCCGCAATCCGCACCCAAGGTGCCCTTGCAGCTGGTGGTCAATACAACCTAATCGGTTCTGGTTACTCAAAAGTCCACGTCCAAACCACACTAACCTCATCTGGTATTCTTGTTGGTTCATGGCAAGGCGGTACCACTTGGCTTACTGGCTCAACAGTTGCTTCAGCTTCAGCAAACGTTGGCTACAATGCTCGTTTCAGTGCATATGACCCAACTCTTGCAGCTGATGTAGAAGTTGCCGCAAGAGACTTCACGTTCCTTGTCATTACAGCTTCACACTTTACAGACAGAGTTGCTGGCGCAGATCTTCAATCAGTTGATCAAATTGCTCTAGTTGGCTTCGGCGTTTCAGGAACAATAAATCCAGTTGGCGCACAAGTATTCTCACCTGTTCCAGCAACATATCAGGCTGGTGAAGCCGTACTAAACTTCCGTCGTTTCAACCAACGTGGTAACTGGGATGCATCAGCCCAGACCTTCACCCCAGCACCATTCGATGGCTCACACGTTCTATTTGTAATGAACGTTGCAAATGGCGCAGGTACCGTTTCACTCCCAGGTACTGGTCTTGGCGCAGTAACAACCGCAGTAACTGCTTCAGTTGTAATTGGCGATTCACTCTCAGTAAATGCTGATGGTTCAACCCTCACCATTCCAAGCTTTGAATCCAACTTTGCAACCAGCACAGCACAGCCAGTGATTCCAGATGTGGACATCAAAATTGAATCAGTTGCCGTAACAGCAACAACCCGTAAACTCCGTGCACGTTGGTCCCCAGAAATGGCACAAGACCTCACTGCATTCTACTCAATCGATGTAGAAGCTGAGCTTACCAATATTCTCTCAGAAATGATCACTCTCGATATCGACCGTGAAATTCTAAACGACCTCCTTACCCAAGCTCAAGCAGCCAACTACTTCTGGAGCCGTGCCCCAGGTCGCTTTGTTAACAAATACACCGGTTCAGAAGTTTCTCGTACAACCAACGTGCACCCCGGTCCACAGTTCACCGGCACCGTCCGTGAATGGTACGAGACACTCATCGAAACCATCACTGATGCAGCCAACGTCATTCACAAGAAAACCCTTCGTGGTTCAGGCAACTTCATTGTTTGCTCACCAGAAGTTGGCACCATCCTTGAAGCAACCGTTGCATACCGTGCAAACTACAAAATCGATTCAGACGGCCAAGTTCGTGACAACATGAGCATCGGCGCTGAAGCGGTCGGTACCGTAAATGGTCGTTACTCAGTATTCGTTGACCCATACTTCCCAGTGAACAAAGTTCTCGTGGGTCTCAAGGGTTCAACCTTCCTAGAATCAGGGTATATCTATGCTCCATACGTACCCCTCATTCTAACCCCAGTCATCTATGCACAAGATGACTTCACCCCAAGAAAAGGGATTATGACTAGATACGGGAAAAAAATGGTGAGAGCTGATTTCTACGCAACCGTCACCTGCCTAGACATGTCAATAATCTGAGCCGGTAAAACAAGTCATTTATTACAGTGACCTGTTTGGAAAGGGTGTCAGGACTTCGGTTCTGATGCCCTTTTTATTTTTAAATCATATACATAATATAACAAAAACTGTATCCTTTAAAACATAAAGGATTGATTACGTTATATGGCAAGACCGTTTGTTCCGCATAAAAGAGGGATATATAAAATAACAAATACGACCAATGGCAAATTTTATATTGGTAGTAGTATCCATATAACTAAGAGATGGTGGTCACATAAAACTTTGCTTACAACAGGGAATCATATTAATGTTCATTTGCAAAAATCTTGGAATTTATATGGGGAAAATAGCTTTCAATTTATTATAATTGAAGAAATGCCAAGTGCTTCACACGAAGAGATTATAAAAAGAGAACAAGAATTAATTAATTTATATCATGATGACGGATTAAATTGTTATAATACTTCGAAAAATGCTGGTGGCATAGATTTTGAATCTAAAAAAATTCCTATTCTACAAATTGATAAAGATACTCGCAAAGTCATCAGAGAGTGGCCTTCGGCTGCTGATGTGGAGCGTGAATTGGGATTTGGTGCGGGATGCATTTATAATGCCTGTAAAGGTCGTTTAATAACGTTTGGTGGTTATAGATGGATATATGCTGATAAGGAAAGAGCATCAAAATATATTGTAAAAGAAGGCAAACATGGTGGACATAACAAAAGATCCGTTATTTGTTTGAATGATGGAAAATTTTATGATAGTGTGGCAGAAGCTGCAATGAGCTATGGTGTAAGATACACTGAGATCATCTCGGTATGCGCCAATAGATTTGAGCACATTAAATCTTTAAAATTCAAATACTCCACAGATGAGAATCATATTTTAGAGAATGACACTAAGAGACAGGTATGCATAATTTGTAACATTAGTTTTTCAAATGCAAGATCTTTTGCAACACACGTTCAATTTTTTCACAAAATTACAACTGAGCAATATACGATAGATTATTGTCTTAATGGCATAAGACCTCCGTGTAAGCATGAAAAATGTTTAAATTCAGTTCGTTATGTTTCATTTGGATTTAAAGATTATTGCAAGGATCATTCTTCGCTGGCCGAGAGTGATGCGGGTAAAAAGGGTCAGCGAATTAAAAAGCAGAACAATTTAAATAAGGTTAGAATAATGACAAACAATATTACAAGCAGTCAAGATCCATATGATTATGGTGATACGGTATGTTTAAAGTGGCACGGTAATGATATTACAAAAGACTACACCAAATCCTTATCTGAGGAAGAAAGAGAAAAGCTGGTATTAGAATTGTTTAACTTTTATAGATCTACTGGATTCCCTTATCCACGACATAAGGATTTAGCAATGTCTAAGGAGTGGTTTAAGTTAAAGGCAAAATCTATTGAGGCTGATTCAGCTAAGCAGATATCTAATAAGAATCGTGCTGGTATGGATATTGTGCAGCATTTTACTGCTGAACAATTTTACAATGTTTCTTCGGATTCTTCTCCTAGTATGTTGGAAGCTTTTAATACTGATAAGACATTGATGGCAGTATTAAAAAATAGGATTGTTCGTTATTTCGGATATTTTAATATTCACGGCGCTATGTTGCGGCAAGGTTTTCGTTCGACACGTTCTAGTGCTGTTGTTTCTAATTTTAATTGTCTATTAGCAAAATATTTTTATGAAAATTATTCTAAAAATGGCGATTGGGTTTATGATTATTCTATGGGCTTTGGTCAACGAATGATTGCTGCAATGTCTTGTGGTAGAAATTATGTTGCATGTGATCCATGGACAGCGAACATTGAATCAGGGCATAAAATAAAAGAATTTATTGGTGGCATTGATAGTGATGTAAAAGATTTTGCAGTTGAACTAAATAATGTGGGTTCAGAATCATATTGTCCAGAAGACAAGAAGGGTAAATTCTCTCTTGCATTTTCCTCACCGCCTTACTTCTCCAAAGAGATTTATGATAAATCAGAGAATGGTCAAAGTACTGATGGCCGAGGATATCAGGAATGGATCGACGGCTGGTGGGATACTGTTGTAAAAAACATTGATGGCTTGCTTAGTGAAGATGGTGTGTTTATTCTTAATATGGTTTCCGTTTTGGATGGTAAACACAATATACTTGACGATATGCTCAAGGTGTGTAAAAATCATGGGTTTGAGGAAGTAGACAGGTACTTCATTCAGATGTCACATGGTCATTTTACAAAATATAAAAAATCTGCTGAAGAGCGTGAAGATTTTATTCATAAATCAGAACCAATTGTAGTGATGAGGAGAGCATGAAAGATTTATATATCAACAAACATTCTGTTATGGGAATGTTATCAAAAAATCAAACCATTATTGAAGACAGTCTTTCCATTAGAAGAAATAAGAATAAAATCTTATGTTTTGATGAGGAGTCTGCCAGATCATATATTGGTATTTACAAAGATATTAATCTTGGATATTTTACTAAGAAAATAAAATCTGAAGACATGAGTTTTTATGGAAAAAGCACTGCTGTAATCACTGGGCCTTTTTCAAAAAACAATTTCCTTGAATTTAAAGGTAGAGAATACGAAGAATACAGAGAGACAATTAATAGTCTTGATAAGAAGCTTTTGATCAGCGAAAAAATGATTAGTCCTCTTGATGTTATTGGTGTTGTAGATGAATGGAATGAATTAGCTGGGAAAAGGAAGTATGGATGGCAATTGCATTCTGGTTATGATAAAAACTTCTTCCATTCTCAATATTTCGAACAAGAGAAGGAAAATTTACAGACATTGTTTTTTTATGACAAAGAAACAATGAAGTGCGTTGGCTATTCAGTAATTTCTAAAAATGCAGATGATAAAAATTTAGATCATCCTTTGTTTTCGTATTTGATCAGGAAATATATTCCATCAAAAGAATATAAAAATCTATGCCTTTATATTGATTTAAAGACCATCCAGAGGCTAGTAACGGATCAAGACAAGGAATGTCTAGTTCACTGGGGAGCTTCCTCTGGAGGGGTTTTAAATTACAAATTAGGTAAATTCAAAAATTTTATTTATAAAAGCTATGATGTTTGGTTTGGAAAAATCAAGGCTCAATAGTTTTTGAAAGATTTTCTTTGAATTCAGAAGCACTCTGCGTTACGTCTGGATTGATCCTTCTCCAGCTTCCCAGGTGACCAATTTTAAGATGGCATTTGGTTTCTTTATTTTCACATAAGGTTATTAGATTATTTCTATCCAATTCAAGTTCTGGGTAAAGGTGAAATGGTTTAATATGATGTACTTGCGTATTAACATTACGACCACATGCTGCACATGTTGGATATATTTCCAAATGATATTCTCTAACATTATCCCATCTTTGGGATCGTACTTTAAGTGGTTTACCTTTTACAGCTTCTTTTATTGCCTTGTATAATCTTTTAATCATGATAATAAATATATATTAATGGAGGTAAACTTATGAATATTAAAGAGTCAATTGGGGAGTTGGTAAAAGAAGTTATTTTTGAATGTTTAGCGGAGGGTAAATTTTCTGCTGCGGTAGAAAAAATAATAAAGAAAAGACTAAAACCAGAGTATGGTGATCCATATAAGATCAAAGATCCAGAAAAACGTAAAGCTGCATCGGCAAAAGTCTTTGGGACTGCAATGAAAATTCAAAAGGCTATGGATGATAAAAAGAAAAGAATGAAGAAAAAAAGCAAATAGATATTATTTATTTACAACGCCAATAATATCTATAGGCTATAGGAGAATATAAAATGAAAATTACCGTAAGACAATTAAAACAACTTATCCGTGAAGCAACCGAAGAAGCAGTTCAGGAAATGCATGGTCAGCATGCAGATAAAGAAGATAAAGATATGCCAGAAGAAGGCATGTATGAAGAAGGCATGCATGAAGAAGAAATGCCAGAAAAAGAAGAAGCAGTAATTATGGAAGCAGTGAAAGCTGCATATCGTGCCGGTCTTCGCAAAGGCCGCTCAACCCGCCGCTGATTTGAACTAGTAAGAAAACAATAAATATTAAAGAAAGCCCAGGATTTCCTGGGCTTTCTGCTTTATAGCATCTTAATATGCTTGGTTTTGATACGAAGTGTTTTACCAAATTTATTTTTTAAATCTGGGTCTTGTTTTAGAAGATCGACAGCGGCTACATTTCTAATGCTATCATCGCAAAAAAATGCGGTAGAAATACTAAATTCCATCATCTTGTGTTTAATCCAGTTAGATTTATCTAATGGATCACTGCTATCTAAAGTTATTATATGGGATTGCGGAAAAATAACATCATTGTCTTGCAAAAATTTATTTATCCATATACCTGAATCGTTTCCTCTTGCAGTTAAAATGTATGTCGTATCTTTTGAAGATATATTCTTTATAGAACGAACAAAACTATCAAAAACTGGTTTGTTGATTTCTGCATCTTTTACAGATTTAAAAAGAGTATAATCGGCTATCTCATCTGGTGATTTTTGATATTCTGCGTATTCATGAGGATTTAAATATTTTACTACACTGCCATCTTTGGTTTTAATTATTACTTTTTCTTTTGTAATGGCAAGAGTTGAATCAAAATCATAAACATTAAGCTTTGATTTTAATTTTACTTTCTCTAAAATAACTTCCTTAACCATTTTCTTTAATAAAACCCTAATAATAGTTTGTTTCATTGTACTTTATTAACAATATAACACTCTGATAAATATTTGTAAAACATTTATTTATCAGATAAAGTGTTAGGAAATTGATTCATATTTATACTATATGAGCAGTACATTTAATACCACCTTACATCCAACTCCATTTGGTTTTTTTGATCGTTATAGTCTTTATCAGCAAGATGCCGATAACATGGTTACGTTCGTTTTGCGAATGTTAGGTGAGGATGTTTTAGGTGTTGAATTAACCAAATTAATGATTTGGTCATGCTTTGAAACAGCGACTCGTGAATTCAATGGAATGATGATTGAATATCAAAATAAATCAAATCTATCATCCCTACTTGGTATGCCAACCGGTAGTCTTAATCAGAATAATGAAAATAACATAAATGTCACCGACATGTATGTTCAGCCAAACCTTGAGTTTCTCAAAACACTTTCAGCACCTTATGCAAGTGTTATTGGCTATGGTCAATCAGAGCAAACATATTCTGGCTATATCAATTTAACAAATGGTCAGCAGACATATGATATTTATTCTGAGTTGATTGATACAACAGGTGCGACGATATTTAGTAAGCAGCCTTCTGGCTCTGTTGGGAGTATGCAGGTGGTCGAAGTATTCCATGGCCCACCTGTACAGTATGTCTTTAACAGCAACCTCGCATCAAACTTCGTAGCTACAGGATTGCCAGTAGAATCATATATACCAGATACACGTTTCTATGTTCTGCCGCTATTTGAAGACATTCTGAGAGCCGGTATGTTGGAGTCGGCACAAAAGGTTCGTAGATCTCATTTTAGCTATAAAATTTCTGGTAGAACACTGAGAATTTATCCTACTCCGAATAATTTAGTTTCTGGATTTAGCAATAGACTGTGGCTACGTGTTACATTTGGAACATCCCCATTTCCAACTCTTGCCTCCACATTAGTAAACAGTGGATCTTCTTATTCACCAGTAGGGGCTGGGTCTGGTGCTTCTTATCAGAATGATAAAATTTATGGGGTTAACGGCCCATTTAACGTTCCTTTTGGCCCACTAAATTATAATTCATTAAATATCTGGTGCAGAAATTGGATCGCACAACTTACTCTAGCTTTATGTACGGAACTTCTTGGTAGAGTTCGTGGTAAATTTAAAAGCTTTCCAATTCCTGGCGCTGAACTTTCTTTGAATGGCGATGATCTTATATCACAAGGCCGTGAAGATAAAGAAAAATTAACAACAAGCCTGCGTGAATCATTAGATAATTTAACATTCGATAAAATTGCCGAAAGAGAAGCAAGCAAAGCTGAAAATACCGTAAAACAACTTCAGTTCATACCCGTCCCACCAAAGTATACCATTTTAATTGCTTGACGAGACAAAACGTTATATCTGTTGTATATCTAAAAAATACAGGTGTAATATGGAGTATCATTATCAAAATAATTTGTATAAGTCTGGTATTTATAAAATAACAAATAAATTAAATGGAAGAATCTATATTGGTTCATCTAAATTATTTAAATTGCGCTGGAAGCAACACTCAAAAGCACTTCGCAATAACAAACATAGCAACAAATTTCTTCAAAGAGATTTTAATAAATGTGGTGAAGAAGTTTTTGTGTTTGAAATTGTTGAAGGGACAGATGGAAAAACAAAGGAAGAGCGGTTATTGATTGAAGAAGCCTATATCAATCAATATTTTGATTCTGGAAAAGAGTGCTATAATTTTAACACTTGGGCAGTGGCAAAAGAAGGCCCATGGAGCAATGACCCTGAAGAAACGAAACGCAAGATATCTGCGTCTGCGAAAAAGATGTGGAGTAATCCAGAAAAGGCTAGTAGTATACGAGCATCTATAAAAGATGCATTGTCTGATCCAGAAACAGCACAACGGAAACAGGAGGGTCATATACGTTCATGGGAAAATAATAAAGAACGCCGTGATGCAGCTTCACAGTGTATGTCAGAACGTATGACAAACAATACAGCAGAGACAGAAAAAATTATAGAAACTCTGAAATTATCACAGCCCAAAGGCAGAGATACATTTAGAAAACGAATAAAAGAAGATGCGGAGTTTCGCCAGACATATATTGATATCGGAACAAAGAAAACAGAAAATTTAAATGAAAGATATAAGAATGATGCGGAATATAAAGCGATGATGGATCAAAAATCCATAGAGAACATCAAGGCATACAATGAGAAAAAGATGCAAAATATGCCAGTAAAGGCTCCATTGATATCGCCGGATGGCAAAGTATATTCTGATATTCGTAGTTTAACTGCGTTTGCCAAAGAACATGGATTAGATTCAAGTGGTCTTTATAAGCTTTATTCCGGTAAATTGAATGAAGTAAAAGGTTGGAAATTTTTTATACGTTAATTATGAAGGTCATATCCCAGAAAATCAAATGATTAAAACTGGTTTGATTTATTCAATTAAAAATACTTTTAACGGTAAAATTTACATTGGCCAAACGGTTAGATATGCTGCGAGAAAATATAGTCATTTGTTATGTTTGAGAAAAAATACACACTACAACAAGCATTTACAAAATGATTATAATAAGCACGGGGAAGACAAGTTTTTGTTTGCTATTGTGAAAAAAGAAATTCCAATTCATGAGTTGAATGACGAAGAGAATTATTTTATTGGGTTATCAAATTTTGGTGATAGAAATAAATGTTATAATTTATCTCGCTATGCCGAGATGAATAGGAATAATATTCGTGCTAAGCATTATGCATTTATTGATCCATGCGGTAATGTTTACTCTGGATTTAATATTTGTGTCTTTGCCGCCCAGAAAAATTTAAATGAAAAATCTTTACAAGCGTTAGCTCGTGGAAAAATTAAATCTTATTTTAAATGGCGTTCAGTTAATTCTTTGCCGAGGAAAACAAAACTAAAAGTGGCAAAAGAAAACAAGATTTTGGTTGATTCAGATGATAGAGTACACACGGTAGAAACAACTCTAATAGAGTTTGCAAATAATTTTAATTTATCTGCTCGACAATTATCATACTTGGTCAATGAAAAAATTAAATCTTATAAAGGTTGGCGGCTTCAGAAATTAAAAAATCATATTGCTCCTACGGTAAAATATAGAAATGGAGATTTGTTTATAAAACATTCAAAGACGAATGAGATTTTTGGTCCAATTAAAAATCCAAAAGAATTTTGTGAAACAAAAGGAATAACTTCTTTGTCTTCATTTTATAAAATGCTTAATGGAAAAAGAAAATCATGTGAAGGTTATGTTAAATTTGTAAAAGAATAGATGATATATACACTGCAATAATCTTAAATTTTAAGATTTGCTGATTGAAATCTTTATATATCTCGTAGCTAATTAATAATATAGAAAGATAGGGCTAGCTATATAGCAAGATTATTTATTGGGCAGCGTGAGATACATTTTATAAATGACCTGACTAAAGAGTACATAAAAGATGTAGTTGGTCAAGTTATACATTATTTTCCAATATCTTCTATAAAGAGCGATGTTCACGGTGTTTATAATGAATCCGTGAAAAAGATATTTGAGAATCCCATTAAAATACCAGCTTTAGTTGGTCAGCCGGAATGGTCTAGTAAAACAACATCATTTGGTCCAGATTTGGAAGCTAAATTAGAGGTAAGCATTCAGTACAAAGATCTTATGGATAAGAAGCTTATTTTATCTGAGGGTGATCTATTTTCTTTTGATGATGTGCTATATGAAATATTGACTTTCTACAATGTCAATAATATCTTTGGTTTGGCAGAATATAACAATTCATGGAAAATTACTGCAAGATCTGCAAGGTTGGGTCAACTTGATCCAAATAGCCTTCCATTGCCACGACTGGCTCCTGATGATGTGCAGAAGGTTTTTGAGCAGCAGAGGGGTCTGCCAATTACAAGTACGGGCGAAATCACTAGCGATATTCGTGAAATGCGTGAACGCTTGAATCATGTTATGGCACCTATTGCTTTGGGTACTGGTGCTAAAAAAGTGGAAAAAAATGATGAAAATGGAGACTTTATAGAAGGTGATAAAGCCACATCATTCAATAATGATCCGTTGCCTCCCAAAAAAGGTATATACGATGAGTGAAAGCTCTACTTATAGATTATGACCACAAGACAAAACGTACCATTTATTGAAGGCAAAGATCAGTTACCAACAGGGTATGATACTCAGGGAAATGATGCATCTACTTTTTCTATTCCGGCATGTGGATTAGAAGATGTTGATACCGCTGTTCATTCTTTATTTGATACTGATATAAAGTTTAGATCTTATCAAGCCAACGTTGGTTCGCAAAAAGAAATAAATTTAAAGAAGCCATTTGTTATATTTGCTACCGGTGAAAGATTCGCTTTAGCAAAGCGTTTAAAGCCTTACAGAGACAGGAATGGATTGTTGCTGCTCCCAGCTATTTCGATCCGCAGAACAGGCTTAGAACAGCAGCACGGGGATACTTTTTTCGGTGAGCTTACAATAAAACGAAGACTAGATCCAGCAGATAAAGATTATCAATCATTGATTAATCGTTATTTATTAAAAAACGTACCAAATCTTCCAGCGACTTTTCGTGATAATAAAGGTGTAGACGTTGATTCGACTTCTATACAAGAAGGTATGTTACTGGATGTTGTAAATAAAGATTTCAAGAGTAATCACATATATGAAATCGTAGCAATGCCGTTTCCACAGTTTTTTACGGCCACATATGAGATTGTATTTTGGACGACTTACACCACTCATATGAACTACTTGATTGAAACATTTATGGCTAGCCAGATAACTCCAGGAAAAGGATTTTATTTAAAAACTGACAAAGGCTATTGGTTTAATGCAAATGTTGAAACCACAATAAGTCCACAAGATAATTTTGAAGACATTACAGATAGCGAGAGAATAATAAAATATAGCGTTACACTTTCTGTTAGAGGTTTTCTTTTAGCGCCACAGGGAGCCGGACAGCGTGTTCCGTTTAAGCGTTATCTATCTGCCGTGAATGTTTCATTTGAAACAGTTACCGCCGAAGGGGATGTGGCAGAGCAGAGAAATATTGATAATTTCAACGAATCAAAAGAAGACCTCACAAAAGATAATAGCTTTATTTTAACAGATCTTGAACAAGATCCTGAAACAAAACAAAAACCAACTTCCCAAGAGCAAATTTTATTCCGTAGAGAATATGTTGACCACAATGGAAACAAACGTGTTAAATATGTAAAGCAGATGGCGAATAATCAAAAAAAAGGCGAAACAGTTTATTCTGCTTCTGATCAAGAGACATTGATGCAGTTTTTTATCGACAAAAAGAAAACCTTTTAATATATCCTACATAGTTTTCTGGTGAGGTCGAAGGCAATACGATTTTTAAACTCTATTTATGCCCTAGAAACTTTATTCCAAAAGTGAGGAAATAATATGCCAGAAACAGTATTAAAAGCCCCAAATTATTTTGATCGTGAAATCGATCTAACCGAAAGAGTTACACCCGTTGGTGGTGTTCCCGCTACAGTGATAGGTGCTGCAAAAAAAGGGCCAGCATTTACACCAGTTAGCATTGGAAGTTATACAGACTTTGAATCAAAATTTGGATCAGTTGATCCAAAGTTCGTTGGAGGATATGGAGCACAGAAATTTCTTGAAGCTAAAGGCTCTGAATTAGCATCAGTAAATTATATTCGTGTTCTTGGCTGTGGTGCAAACTTAGATGCTGTTGATATTTCGGCTACCGAAGTAAGTGGAACAGTTGTAAGTGCAGGCATGAAAGTCGTTGGGGAAGGCACAGCACCTGTATCTGGCGCTTTTCAAGGCGTTGTCCAATTTTTGGTAGGTAAACATTATTTACCAACAAATGAAGCATTTGGCTATCCATTGTTTACCGACAACCCACAAAGCTATCCACTTCAAAGTTCGGATCAAGTAAATCTTGTACGTGCAGTGCTTTTCACAACACCAGACTCAAGATTTATTGTATTGAGCGGCTCCACGAATGCAACCGGCATTTATAATCAACAGACTTTAGCAGCAGGGACAAATAACTATGAAGCTGCTCAAGTCGGTACAGAAGGAATTATGGCTGGTCAGTTTAAACTTGTCCTTTCTTGTTCCTCTGGCTCATTTGCCGTCGATGATGGCAAAGCAGGTATAAAAGTATTTTCTGCATCACTAGACCCTTCTTCAAACCAATACATTGGTAAAATACTTAATACAAATCCAGAAAATTTCGAAGAGAAGAAACACTTACTCTATTTACACTATCCAGTAGACACTGAAATCGCTGTGCTTTCAGCAAGCAACGCAGTTCCTACAGTAGCTGTTCTTTCAGGTTCTAATAGCACAAACTCTTTAGGTCTGAAATTTAAAGATGTTTTTGGTTTTTACAACACACGCTATAAATCACCAAAAACACCATACTTCATTTCACAGCCATTTGCCGGTGTTGAATATGATCTATTTTACGCTGAGTCTCTTGATGATGGTGAATATGCTTCAACGAAATATAAAATCAGTATTACATCATTGCAAGCTTCAACCAATCCAAACACTGACCTTGGTTCATTCTCTTTGCAAGTTAGAGCTTTTGATGATACCGATGCAGAGCCACAAGTTCTAGAGCTATTTAACAATCTTTCACTTGATCCAGATAGTGAAAATTATGTTATTAAAATGATTGGTGATAAAAAATCACAATTTAATTTTGATGCAATCGAATCTGCTGATCGTGGCCTAACAATTACCGGAAAATACGGTAATCGTTCCAAATTTATTCGTGTTATTCCAAGTGCTCAACTGAATGCCGGTGAAGTGCCAGCCAAAGCACTACCATTTGGTTTCCGTGGACATCAAATGCTTTTGACCAATCCTGCTTTGAATGACCAGCTTGGTCTTCTTTCGAACCGCATTACTGGCGTTTCCTCAAGTACAAGCCCAAATGGTGCATTGTTATCAGGGTCAATCGTTCCACCAGTTCCATTCAGATTTACTGTCACCAGAAACCCACTGACTGCTTCCGGTACACCTGGAACACCAGGAACACAAACGTTCACAGACGGAAGGCTTTATTGGGGTGTAAAATTTGAACGAAACAATAACGATGCACTAAATGTTAATGCAAACATTGAAGTAAACCCAATTATTGAAAACTTCGCTAAATTTACAGGTATTGAAAAACTCGGAGTACTCACCACTGGTTCACAATCCGATTTGTTAAATAATAACAAATTTACTCTAGCTCGTGTCGCTCTAGCAAACACAATCATCACTGAGCTAACAACATCAGTTGGTGTTTATATGAAAGAAGCTGCTTATCTACGTGATGCAGCAATAAAAACTACTACATATAATACTGTAGTGGGTGACAGAGTCACATTTGCTTCTCTACTCAACTCTGGCAGTGCTGTTATATTTAATAACTTCTCATCTTTTGCCAAATTCACAACATTCATGCAAGGCGGCTGGGATGGTGTAAACATCTTTGACAAACAAGCAGCACGTTTCACTGATCGTTCTACCTCGACAGATCAGGGGTCAAGTGGTAAAGGTCTTGCTAATTCTGCATACCAATCACCAGGGGCACCCGCTGGCGTAAATTATACAGGTGCAGGAGTAACAAACTCTAACGTTATTGCTTATCGTACCGCAGTTGACATTGCAACCAATACATCAATTGCCAATAACAACATTCTCGCATTGCCCGGTCAACGTGATCCGCTTATAACGAATTATGCATTAGAAAAAAATACAGAATATGCATTGTCATTTTATCTAATGGATATTCAATCCTACGATAAAGACGGCGTAACAAATGGTCGTATTTTTGATGGCGATACAAATAAATTCGTATCAATTGCACAAACAACAAACGCATTTGTTACACGTCAAGTTGACAACAACGCAGCAGCAGCCTACTTTCCAAACGTCATCATTGATGATACTGTAAATAATCGTAAGGTAACATTACCAGCATCAGTAGCTGCACTTTCAGCTTTGAGCTACAACGATAGAGTTAAATTCCCATGGTTTGCTCCAGCAGGTTTTGATCGTGGCTCTTTGAGCTTCGTTCTATTAACCAGTATTCGTGTAAACCAAAACGATCGCAATGCTCTATATGATGCCAACATTAACCCAATCGTCAAATTCCCTGGCGAAAACTATGTATTCTTCTCACAGAATACACTACAGCAAGCATCAACCGCCCTTGAGTCAATTAACGTCAAGAGAATGGTTCTTGAAATCAAACGTCAGATTGTTGCAATAGGTAACCGTATCCTATTCGAACAAAACACACCAGCCTTGCGTCAACGCTTCATTAATGAATCAAGCTTGGTTCTGTCAAACGTCCAAGTAAGACAAGGTATTGAAAAATTTGCCGTAATCTGTGATGATAGAAACAATAGCTCTGAAGATGTAAATTCAAACCGTATGAATGCACAAATTAGAGTTATCCCAACCAGAGCCATCGAATACATTGTAATGGATTTCGTTGTGTTACCATCGGGTGTTTCGATCTAACACAAAGAAATAAGCTCAAAAATTAATTTTAGCTTAACAATATGACTATATCCTCTATATTAAAACCATAGAGGATATAGTTTTATGTTATTTGAAGACCAAGAAATTTTCAAAAACGATTCCGGTATATATAAAATAAAAAATAATGATAATGATAAATTTTATATAGGATCTGCAAGTAATTTTTTAGCCCGATACAAACAGCATCTTTCTGCTTTAAAGAATAATAGACATTATAACAACATCCTCCAACACAGCTATAACAAGCATGGAAAAGAAGCATATAGTTTTATTATTTTAGAGATCACGACGGGTAAAACCAAAGAAGAACGGCTAGATGTCGAAGGCGTCTATCTTAAAAAATATTATGATGGTGGTAAAACATGCTACAATTTAACATTGAATGCATATTCGAGAGAAGGCTCAGTTAGTAAAACTCCAGAAAAAACAAAAGCCAAGATGAGTGTCTCTTTCAAAGAGCGAAGTAAAAATCCAGATTATATTAAACGAAAATCTGATTCTGCAAAAATAACATGGAGCTTGCAAGATTATAGAGATAAAATGGTTCAGTTTGCTAACTCTGATAAAGCAATTGAAAGATTCAAAAAAAATTGTAAAAATAAATCATCTATAGAAAAAATGGCAATTTCAAAAGCAAAATATTGGGGAAAAGTAATTTCTCCTTTTGGTATAGTTTATGAAGTGGCTAATTTAAGTCGATTTTGCAAGGAAAATAAATTGCATAAATCTGGGATGATGTCAGTTTTTAGCGGCAAATCTTATCAATGCCTTGGGTGGCGATTATATGATAATAAATTAATAGATGTCGCATACTCTCCTGATGAGCATAGATTAGCCAAAGATTTTACTATAATAGGGCCAGATGGAATTGAATATAAAGGTAAAAATCTTAAAGAATTCTGTAGGAAAAATAATCTATCGCAGGGTAATATGCACTCTGTTATTAGTGGGAAGAATAAATCCTATAGAGGTTGGCATGTGTTGGCTACAGAAACAATGTCCGACAAAAAAGAACATTCACTTGCAAAAGAGTTCAAATTTTTAAGTCCAGATGGAATCATTTTTGAAGGAAAAAATTTGTGTGAGTTTTGTAGAAAACACAATCTAAACCAAAGTAATATGCACTGTGTTCTTAAAGGAATTTACAAACAACATAAAGGTTGGCGGCTACCAGATAATAAAACACAATATTAAAAGTAAATTAAAAACAGCTGTCTTATAGGTGGTATTTTTTTTTATTCTTCTATTTATTGTTAACGTTTTAAGATTTGGAGATAAAACATGGCAAATAGCAATGGAAGTGCTGGTGTTAGCACTAGAGAGATTGATATAAGCGGAGTTTCAACAAGAACCCCAACAGGCACACCCTCTTGTGTAATTTCGCCTACTGTACAAGGCCCAGCTTTTGTACCTACGATGGTAACAACATTATCAGATTATGTTTCAGTTTTCGGTGGTGTTAATGCAGATACTCCACTCGGCTACTTAACAGCAAGAGAATGGTTTTCTAACTCTTCTACACCGCTTGTTCAAGTAAGAGTGCTTGGTGCTGGCAAAGGTCTTGCACGTAATGCAAACGGCACTGTAACAGGTGCTGGGTTTGTTGTTGGCGAACAACAACCAGTAGAAAGTGCAGCAGGAGCACTTGGTAATAACAGCTATGCAAACACTGGCGGCGTAACAGGTAGCGTATATATGCTAGGTTGTTTCATGTCCCAGTCTGCTGCTTCGACCATTTTCTCTGATGCTGGCCTGCAAACACTTGGACAGAATGTAGCAACCCCTATTGTTCGTGGTGTATTATTTGCTCCATCAGGCGTTGTTCTTCGTTTATCTTCAGCTGCGGCACCAAGCGCCGCCCCTGCCTCATCCTTTGTTGCTACTGAAGCTAGCTTTAGCGGAGCATTTACTGGATCTTTGAACCTACAAGCCGGATCACAAAAATTTGTGATGATCCTAAATGGCCATAAAGGTACTGATACAAGATACCCAAATGTTCTATCTGCCAGTTTTGATCCAACTGCTATTGATTATTTCCCATCAGTATTCAATACTGATCCATTGAAAACAGAGCAAGCTGGGCACTTACTATATAGCCAATTTGACATTTTCCCATCCTTTGCTCAGCCAACAGGATCAGGTATAATAGTCGCAGCTTCTGCATCTATTTATGGTGGAGCAGGCATAGAAAACGTTGCATTCCTTGTTCCAAGCTCTGGTTCTGCTGGTACACATACTTCAAATGTTGGAACTTCTGTAACACCAAATTATGAAGGCTTCCAAGATCGTTTCGGCAGTGCATTTTCTCCATGGGTTATCTCACAAGGATTCGGCGGAAATGCTTACAATCTATTCCGCTTCCATCATCTCTCTGATGGAGAAACCAGCAATAATAGTGTAAAAATCTCTATCGCTAATATTCAGCCAGGAACAGCAACACAGCCATATGGCTTCTTCGATGTCCAAGTAAGAGGCATTGATGATCGTGATGAGCTTGGCGTTGTAAGAGTATTGGAACAATACGCAAAATGCACACTTGATCCAACAAGTCCAAATTATATTGGTAAAAAAATTGGTAGCATTCATAACTTCTTCAACTTCGATACTGATCTATTTTCACAGAAAGTAGTTACTTCTGGAGAATACCCAGTTCAATCACGCTATGTTCGTGTAGAAATAGCTGATGCCGTTGAAGCAATGGAACTTGATTCATCAGCGATTCCATTCGGTTTCCGTGGTCCACAGCACCTTGTAACCGCTGGCAGCAGCTCTCTTTACAATATTCGTCAGGGAGATCTTTTAGCTGGTCCAGGCAATGCATACTTCAATACTGGCTCCATAGGAGAATATCCACTTTATAAAGCTGTTCAGCCACCAGTGCCAATGAGATTGAATCTCAAAAAATCTGCCAATAGTAATGGCGTAGATTCTAACCTTTATTGGGGCGTCCACTTCCAAAATGAAGTAAGCACAACCGATCCCAATGGCAGTTCAATATTTAACCAAAGCATTCTTGGATATTCCAAATTCTATCCAAGTTTCGATGATTCATCTACGATGCAGTTTGCAGTATATGATAATACTGGCGTAGCCACAACTACTGCAAGTTATATTCTAGACAGCGATCAGTTTAATAACAACCTATTCACACTAGAAAAAGTTAAAGTTGTTACTGGTAGTAATGGAAAACCTGACACAAGCTCAACAGCACTTTTAAATTGGCAATATGTTCGTAACGGCGCTATTGCTGCTGATAACGCAACTAAAACAAGAGCTCTAAGAGTAAGCGACTTGGTCAATAACGCTCCCGCTCAATCACTTGCCAAATTCTCCTTTTATCTAGAAAGAGGATTTGATGGTGTTCGTGTCTTTAACAACGGCACAAGATATCTAAAAAACATTGCCGCCGCTCAAGAAATTGATCAGACAAGCCGTGGATTGACTGATGGTGCTACTGTACAAAGCTATCTCAAATCATTGAGCATTGTTTCGGATGTAAATGAAGTAAACATGCAACTGCTTGTTATCCCAGGTATACGTGAACGTTTTATTACAGACACAGCAATTACCACAGTGGAAAAAGATCGTTTTGATTGTTTCTATATCATGGATATCGAACAGTTCAGTTCTATAGGCAGTCCACTAACCGGCTCTTATGATAATGTTAGCGTCACACAAACAGCACTGGACTTCTCAAATCGTGGAGTAAACTCTAGCTTTGCGGCTGCATATTTCCCAGACGTAAATATTCGTTTGGATAATGGTGTAGTATATGAAAAAATGCCACCATCAGTTGTAGTGTTTGGTGCTTATGGCAACAACGACACAGTTGGTCAGGTGTTCAATGCTCCAGCTGGTTATACTCGTGCAAGACTTGGAAACGTTACAGATTTTGCGGCAGTCATTGATAAACCAAATGCCGATACTCTATACGTTACAAGCATCAACCCTCTTCTATCTAAACCAGGAGTAGGGCCTGTGGTATGGGGTCAAAAAACAACCCTAGCCAAAGAGTCACTACTTAATCGTGTAAACGTAAGAAGACTACTTATCGCTATCCGTAGAGAGGTTCGTAAAGTTGGTAATCAATTTATGTTTGAGCCAGCTAGAGAAGAAACTCTTAAAGCATTCAATGCAGCTGTTCAGCCAATCATGCAACGCTATCAAGCTGCTGGCGGTGTACAAAAATACAAAGTTGTTATTGATGCATCAACCACAACTCAGGCTGATTTGGATAATAAAACCCTTCGTGGTAAAATCTTCCTTATCCCTACCACCTCACTTGAATTTTTGTCAATAGACTTCGTTGTGACCAACAGAGAAAATTTTGTTGGTTAGCTGATAGCTAACCAGTAAAGTGGTTTTAATTAAGCCGGGGACTAATAATCTCCGGCTTAATTATTTGATGTTTTTACAGGCTTCTTCCATATAAAACCATTAGCAGACTTACATTTACCGGCGCAGCAAGAACTTATGGATGAAAGATTTGTACCTGTTTCTTTTGCGGCAAATGACATTAGAGGCCATGATTTTATAAAATTACCATCCAAGTCATATTGTTCAACGGATTTTGCGTTTGCATTTTTAATTCCTTTACGCCTACCATCACGAAATTTTTCAGTAACATACTCTGGTAAAGGTTTACCAATTAATGATTTGGATATATTCTCACAATGTTTTTCGGATTTATTTTTTCCGATCAAAGCATTGCTAATTGCAATTTTTGCGTTTTCTGGCATTGCTTTACCTGATTTTGGATGTTCATTGCCAGATTTTGCGAAAGGATTTTTTTGCTTATTAAACAATCGCTCTAATGTATTTGGATGAATTTTCTTTCCTTTTGTTTTTAAAGATAAACTTTCTTTCATTTCCTTGGTCCAGATTATTGGTGGAGGTCTTCCAGCAAATTTTGCAATATTATAGCAATTTTCCTGTTTATCATAATATTGATCTATATAAGTTTGTTCTCTATCACACAAAAGATCATTGATTGATACTTCTTCTAATATTTCAAAAATAAAATTTTCGTTTCCACAAATATTATAATCAGCTTGCAAATATGCGTTTGCATGTTTGTTATTATTAAGATCCCTAAAATGCTCTTGTTTTCTATCTTCTGAATGGCACGTAGACCCAATATAAATTCTATTTTTTAATATGTTTTTAATTGCATATACGGCAGATATATTTTTATTCATTCCTATAGTTATAGATGGAATCTTTCAATGTTTATATTGAAAGGCATCATTAAAGTAATTTCGTAGCAACTAACGTATAATTTGTTGGGACGGAAGAGTAAAACTCGGTAATGTATAATAATTAATGTAAGTAGGAGAAAAACATGGCCCAAACACTATCAGTAGAAGAAATGCTTCCAGCGAAATTTACGCCAATGATGAAGCGGCACTTTGTCTTCGCAATCGAAGGTATTGATGCGTTCCTCATTAAAACCGCCGCAAGACCAGAAATAACAACTGAAGAAGTTACTATTAACTGGATTAACTCAACTCGCTATATTGCGGGTAAAACAACCTTCGGCACAATGGCTGTCACACTTCATGACCCAATTGCACCATCTGGCGCACAACAGGTTATGGAATGGATTCGCCTTTGTTATGAATCCGTTTCGGGTCGTGGCGGCTACCCAGACTTTTATAAACGTGATTGCCAACTAAAAATGCTCGACCCTGTTGGTACCGTGATCCAACTCTGGGATGTAAAAGGAGCATTTTGTACAACTGCAACTTTTGGCGATTTATCATACGAAGGCGGTGCAGATATGGCAGAAATATCTCTCACGCTAAGATTTGATAATTGTGTTATGCAATACTGACCCTATCTTTTCATATTTTTGGCTTTTTACAAAGTCATGCGATATATTTTTAAAAGGAGTATTTCGCATGACTTTTTTATGCCCATTTTGCAATGAGGAATCATACGATAATTTGATTTCTTTATCGACACATTACCGCAAAAAACACAAAAAACCATCTAAAGATCTTTATATAGCTTTATATACTAAAAACATAGAACCAACATGTAAATGTGGGTGCGGTGAGAAAACTAAATTTTTAGGAATTGAAGCAGGTTTTAGAGATTACAAACGAGGGCATTCGTCAAGAGTAAACAATAACTACCAAACAAGCAAATCCAAAACAAACTCAATTGCATCCAGGAGAAAACTTATCGCCAATGGCATCTATAAGCCTTTTAGATCCTCAGAAACGGGGAATGTGTGGAATGCAGGCTTAACAAAACAAACTGACTGTAGAGTCGCTAAGATGGCGGCAGCAATCAATCAACCAGAAGAAATAAAAATTCGCTCTGAGAGAATGCGAAAAAATAGAATGACTGGTGTCATAAAAACACTCAAAGGCAAAGATCATTCTCAATGGAAAGGTGGCATTAGTGATTTAGGCGGTGTTTGTCATTCTAATCCAAAATATTATAAAGAGTGGAAATATCCAAAATTACTGGCTTCTGGTTTTAAATGTACAAGATGTGGAAAACAAGGTAATGGTGGTGGCATATTACAAGTCCATCACGATAAAGAGAGATTTTCTGAAATTGTTAACTCTCATGCCGAAAAACTTAATTGGTATCAAGAACTGCAAGATGCTGATTATGATCTTACAAATGATAACATAATTCTATTGAAAACAAAAATATCAGAAGCCGTTATGGATTATCATCTAAACAATGATGTTAGCGGAATTGTTCTTTGTAAATTTTGCCATAAAAAGGAACATAAGAGTTATAATTTCATCTGAGCCATGGATCTAAACAATGATGCGATTTAGTTTTTACGAAATTTGTTTCCTTGACTGGCGTCAAGATATGTATTATCATATAAGATATGACAAATACTGAAATTTATCTTGTTGAGCCTGAAGAGCGCACCAGCCCATTTCCTCCAACGTTTATGGAAAGAAATTTA